CACGGATGCGGCGCTCGTTATTTTGTTGCTCGAAACGTGGGATAGTGCGTTTTTGGGTAAAGCCGCGCAAGGTATGTCTGATCTCGTTTCGGCGATTTGGACTGTACCGTCGCGTGCTGAGTTCATGACCGTCGGTCCTGACGGTTATGCTGTTCCGCAGAATATGTGGGAAACGCCTCAGAATGCGATTCCCGATCCGCGGGCCACTCAAGCGGCTATTTACAAGTTGCGGTGGGAATTTACTGACGATTTGCCGGCATCGTGGAAATCGCTGGTGACTGTCGCGTCAAGTTCTGCCGTGATGTCGGTTAAGGCTGCTTTTAGCAAGCGCAAGGCGCTTCTCGACAATGATGACCTGTTTTGGCATTGGGTTGGTACGCAGTATTCAGCTCAAGTCAACCAAAATTACTTAGGGCGATTGATTGTCAACGCTCTCGGCGAGAAGTGGGGTCGCGTGTTTGCAGGTCGTTACGCTCGCGGTACGGTGATCACTGGTTTGGCAGCTGCTATGGTCGCCTTATGGGTGTACGTGCAGTTTGCCGTGCCTTATGACGAAGTGCCGGAGTCATATCGCGAATACGTCGTCAAGGAAGCAAGCCCTAATCCGAAGCAAAAGTATGAAGGTCTCACTGAACAAGCTATCTTGGATATTGCTATGCAGCAACCCAATGCTGCAGAAGCGATGGACGTGTGGTTTGCTGGGATGCCGTTTTGTGATTACTGCGGTGAGAATCACCGTGTCGATTTTCGTCACTTTTCGCGCTCGCACATGAAGGCGTTGTTTAAACGCTTTTCGCATGAGGTTGGGCGTAAGAAAGGCAAGAACAAAGGTCGTAAGCGCTTGTTGCGACACAATCAACACAAGGTCACGCCGAAGAAGAAGCATGGTAAAGCTATTTCGTCGGCCAATTATGAGGCTTATTCGAAGATTATTAAGTCTCATAACCTTGACCCAGCCGAGTTCATTAATCTGATGCGCTATGCTGAGGAAGAGCATTGGACCAAAGAACAGTTTGCTGAGCGGCTCACCCATATGGAGCAATCTGATGAGCTGCGTGGTTACAGTCGTGTCCAGTGGGAGCCGGACGAGGACGCCGTTGAGTTGGCGCAGGAGCTTTACGACGCCGCACGTGAGCGAGATGAGA